ATCCCTTTAAACCAATCGGAACCGCAAGATTCAAAGAAGTTTCCTGCCAAGAAACTCTTTGATCTGTTCACTTTAAACCCTAAGAAGTTTAAAGTATCGACTACGGTATCGACATACTCACGAGGACATATAATATCATCCCCGTAAATACCGATATCGTCGTATCTTTCCTTAGGAACTATACTTCTCACTATTGAGTAGAATAATAAACTCTCTAGCTCGAAAGTATAACCGTTCCCCATTGACGAGAACTTTTCAAGTTCATGCCAATGGCCGTCTATCATAGTACGGTGGGAGCGGGCTAAGCACAAGAGCTCTGCCCAGTCTTCCGGAAAGTAGCGTAGAATGACCTGATACGCCAGGGAATCGGACGCTTGTGATAAATCAATGGTCGCTAGACCATCTCGATATGCACGCGCAGCCAATCTCTGGTTATGTGTTTGGTCATCTAAATCGACACCAAATCTGTTAAGTCTTCCGCGGATATACTTGCCAATGCCTAGCTGAACATACATATTCAGCGTCGGCTCGGCGCATATTCCTCGGTCGGTTTTCGCAGTTTTGGGAACTGTCGTGAATTTACTACCGCCTACTATTTCACCAGGGCGTCTATTGGCACTGTGCCAATTTTCGCCTAAGATGCTTTTGTAGAACGGATAGAGATCGATGGTCAATGATATTGACTTCTCGTACTTATCCGACGGTACTATTCCACGGCCACGTAAGGTAGCTGTAGCTCCGGGACCATGACGCATATTACGCTCGATCGAATCGAGTGCAATTGAATCAAGAGGTCCTAGAACTCTAGAGACATTACCCATGACATCTCTGTCATGTGCAATAGTTTCTCGTACAATACGATCATTTGTATTGAAACAGCCAAGCTCGGAAATCCAAAAGGACTCCATGGCTTGATCAACTCGATCAACAAGGATAGGTAAATTAGGACTTTTACGGAGAATCTCTGTAACTAAGTGATCGTCAGCGAAATTGCTGGGATTTTCGTAGTTACTCGGATTTATCTCCAACCTAAGATACTCATCC